AAAAAACCGCCATTCGCAACATGGAACCCATCGACCAGAAGGAAGCAGCATGATTACGCACAACCTCAAGCAAGGCTCACCTGAGTGGCACGCTTACCGGAACGAGAAATTTAACGCCAGTGATGCCCCAGCCATGTTGGGCGTGAGCGCCTACAAATCGCGCACTGAATTGCTGAACGAACGCGCCACTGGCCTGACCGCCGAGGTTGACGCTGGCACCCAGTACATTTTCGACAAAGGCCATGAATTCGAAGCGCTGGCCCGGCCACTGGCTGAAAAGATTGTGGGTGAAGATTTGTACCCAGTGACAGGCAGCGAGGGCAAATACTCTGCCTCATTCGATGGCCTGACGCTTTTGAATGATGTGGCGTTTGAACACAAGACGCTGAACGATCAAATCCGCGCCGCCTTGTCTGTTCCTGGTGCAACTGCAAACGACCTACCCACGCAGTACCAGGTTCAAATGGAACAGCAGTGCATGGTTTCCGGTTGCGAGAAAGTGCTTTTCATGGCCTCGAAGTGGAAAGGCAGTGAGCTAGTCGATGAAATGCACGCCTGGTACACGCCAAACCCCGAACTGCGCCAGCGCATTATCAACGGCTGGGAACAATTCGAAGCCGACCTGAAAAGCCACACGCCAGTGATTGAAGTTGCGAAGGCTCAAGGCACCGCGCCTGAATCGCTGCCAGCCCTACGCATTGAATTGGTTGGACAGGTTGCAAACACCAACCTGCCAGTGTTCAAAGAGGTGGCTCTCGCCGTATTAAACGAGATCAACACCACGTTGGTGACCGACGAAGATTTTGCAAGCGCGGAAAAGACCGTGAAGTGGTGTTCGGATGTTGAATCACGGCTGGCAAGCGCAAAACAGCACGCCTTGAGCCAAACGGCCACCATTGAAGAATTGTTCCGAACCGTTGACGAAATCAGCGAAATGACACGCCAGAAACGCCTGACGCTTGAAAAGCTGGTCAAGACGCAGAAGGAAGCGATTCGCTTGGGCATTGTCAAAGCCGCCGCCGAACAGTGGGCATTGTTTCACAGCCAGGTAAACGCCGACCTTGGCATTTCGGCTGAACTTGTTTCACCGGATTTCAATGCAGCCGTAAAAGGCAAGCGCACCGTGTCAAGCATTCAAGACGCTGTTGATACAGCACTTGCAAACGCCAAGGCAGCAGGAAATGAAAAGGCTTTACAGATTGGCAAAAACCTCAAGCAGTTTGAAGAACTGACCCAAGGCCACGCCGCGCTATTTTTCGACAAGGCCCAATTGGTTCAAAAGCCAGTCGATGTGATGACCGCACTTATTGAGCAGCGAATCACCAAGGCCAAGGCAGAAGAAGCCGAGCGCGAACGCATCAAAGCTGAACGCGAGGCAGAACAGGCCAGGCACGTTGAAGCGCAAAAGGCACAAGCCGCACAAAAGCCAGTAACGCTTTCAACTCAGCCAGTAGTGACAAATCCAATTGCCCAGGCGGTGCCCAACACAACCAAGGCACCCACCAAGACCAGACCAACCGATGCGGAAATTGTCGATGCGCTTTGCCTTCACTTCCGTGTCCATCAGTCCAAGGTTGTCGAGTGGCTTTGTGAAATGGATTTGTCCGACGAATCACTTTTGGAGCAAATCTAATGAAGCTATCACCACGAATTCAGCAGGTTTGTGAATTGACCTTGCAGGGCCACAGCAACAAGTGCATTGCGGAAAAGCTGGGCGTTTCCATTCACTCGATCAAGTTGTACAAGGTGCGCCTTTACCGATATTTGGGTGTGCACACAAAGCAAGAACTGCGCCGCAAGATCATGGGCGAGCCGGTGCGCATTGAGGCAGAAAGCAAGCTGGCAGCTTACCAGGCATACCGTGTTCAAGGCTTGAGTTACAAAGAAATCGGAAGGCTTGAAGGTGTGACACCAGACCATGTGCGCACCTACGTTTACCGATACGGAAATTTACACATTTAAGAGTTGTCTCTCCCCGTCCCATTTTGGGGCTTTACCTCCCGCCTAGTGCGGGGGGATTTTTCTGGGGTGTGAAGTGGGCAAAACAGAATCAATTTTTAACTGTTTGCAGTCCGGGCCAAAGACCACGGCACAAGTGGAAAAAGCCACTGGCCTGACTCCAAAGCAGATTCACAACTTGCTGAAATACCACGTTGAGCGTGGGGCGATTCAGCGCAAAGACGAACGCTGGCACTTGATTGATTCGGTGCAGCAGAAGATTAACGAAGCCGTGGCTTTTCTTGAGTCACACGGATATGAATTTGACTGAGGTGGATATGAACCAAACAGAACAAATTTTGCAGATGCTCCGCAAAGGGCCAGTGACACCGATGGATGCATTGCGCCAGGTGGGTTCGCTCAGACTCGCGGCCAGAATTGGTGAGCTAAAGCGCGAAGGCCACAACATCATCACCGAAATGGTCACTAAGCGCGGCAAGAAGTTTGCAAGTTACAAACTGATTGAGCCGAAACAAGAACTTGAAACGCATTGAGAGAAGCATGACCGCCGACATTATGGAACAGCGCATGGAGTTTTTATCGGATGCCCTGGTGCGCACACTTCACGCGCTTGAGGTTGCGTACCAGTACAAAGACGCGATGCCCGAGCATGTTCGGACGCTGATTGAGCAGCGCATTGAAGATGCGAGGGAGTCCTGCTGATGGCTTTCATGCACTGTTCAAGTATGGCCGCACTTATTAAGGCGCTGATTAAAGGTGGCACTGTCAAGGAAATCGCAGAGGCTACCGGATTGGATGACAACACGGTGCGCAAGTACATGCGGGTGTGGCACAGAAACGGGGTTGTCTACATTGACCGTTACAAGCGCGATAAGGGATTAAAGCCGTGGAAGGTGTGGCGCATCAATGCCGACAACATGCCCGATGCGGTCAGGCCAGTACCACTGACGAATAACGAACGCTGCCAGCGATACAAGGCCAAGCAAGACCGTAAGGCCGGGAAACTCGACTGGCGAGCATTGAGAGCAGCATGACCGAATTTATTTTGTATTTTGCAGCATGGTTTTTGATCGTGCTGATTTTGGGGAGATTGAACAAGTGAGCGATTGGAAACCGATTGAAACAGCACCGAAGGATGGAACAGACATTCTTTTGTCCAATGGTGAAGTTGTTGCAGAGGGTCATTGGCTTGTTATCGAAGGCGGTATTTTTGAACACAGAGATATGGATGGAAGGTGGATTGGGCAAGACGAAAGAGATGATTATGAGGACTGGATTGATTGGGCAGGAGGTATGTTGCCAAGCCCAACCCACTGGATGCCACTACCACCGCCACCAAAGGACGCAGCATGAGCATAGACAACGAATGCAACACGCCAGTCAGATTTCCGCTGTTCGAGTTCACCTACACGCACAAGGGCCACACGTTCACAGGCCACATCGGTGCGCGGGATTGGAAGGATGCAGTGGAAAAGCTGGCAAGTGCGAGAACAAACGCCAGGGTAACTGGGCAACGGGTTGAAGTGATTGATGGGGGTGGATATGACGATGAATGAGAACGAGCCGGTGGCTTTTCTCGTCACATGGACAGACAAAGACGGTAACGAGTGGGTCCATGCTCACGCTTCCGAAGGGACAGCTTTTGATCAGTCACAGCAGAAGAATGGCATTTTGCAGCCACTCTACACCCACCCAGCCCCAGCCGTTGCGCAGGAGGCGGTTGGTGAAGTGGTTGAAGAAAAAATGTCTGATTGGTGCAAGCCCCATGCGTCAGTGAAATTATTTAAAACGGATTTTAAGATTGGTCGAGTGATTTACACTCCCCCAGTCCCAGCCGTTGCAGCTATTTGCCCGACTTGCGGCGAGATTGAGCCGAAAACGGGAAATTGTGGAACATCAGATAGTGACAATCAAGCATTGTGCAAGAAAGCCCCATCCGTTGCGCCCGCCGAAGTGGTGCGGGAGTTGGTGGAGGCTGCGAATAAAGCATTAAGTCAGTTAACTAAACTATCATCATTTATGCAATGTGACGCACAAGGTAATGGGCCAGATTGCACGGACTATTTTCAGGCTCAGATAGATTTAGCTTGTGCACTCAAATCAGCAAAGGAGCATGGTCTATGAAACCGGAAGATCAGGCAGTTTTTGAGGCTTTATATCGCAGCCATTCGTCGTTCTTTGAAAAAAGAGGCCTTGTTGTAAGTTTTGCTGACTACATGGCGGGTTTTGAAGCCGCCTGCGCCCACCGTGACGCACAGCCAGCCGTTGCGGTGAATAAGCCGCCGTTAACTGGACGCTGGCACCACGGAAACGGCGTGATTGTTAGCGGCAGCATCCGAATTGCGCAGTGGGATTGCGACACTTGCCCACCAAAGGAATTCAGGGACGAAGTTCTCGACTGGATTTGCGAAACGCTAAACGACGCAATTGCCAGCATTACACATGGTGTAAAGGTGTCATCAGCCGTTTCGGTGAATGAGCAGATGCTTGAGGTGATTGAAACCGTTGCCAACAATCTTGGGGAGTTTGCAGGCCAGATGGAAACGCAGCAAAAGGCCGATCAAATTACGGCCTACGCAAGCGAACTATTTGCCGCCGCTGAATCTGCGAAAGGAGCTGTGTGATGGACGAACAACGCACTCATGAATTTAGAAAGGCAAGACGTGCGGCTTGTAGAGCAGAGCGCGATCCCGCAGACCCCGTGGCATTTGAATTTGAGCATGAAGAAACGGGCGAAGTGAAATTCATTGAAGCGATACAGGTGGAAATTGGCTTTCAAGAAGAAAATCCGCGTTGGCAATTAATTGGGCCGGTTTACGCGCAAGCCCCAGTCGCTGCGGGGAACCCAAGCGACCAGATGCGCGAGGCTTTGCGAATGTATATGAGCGCAGGTAGCGGCAACAGCACTGATTTTGACCTGCAAGCAAAGGCGTGGAGCATGGCTCATGAAGCCCTAAACCATACTCCCGACACCGGCAAAATGGTTGACCATGTTGGTGACTCCAACAAAATGGTGCGGTTGACGGATGATTCGTTAATCAGCATCTATTCGACATGCAAAGCGGAGTGGAAAACAACAAACAAACGTCAGCGCCAACGCATTGCCTTGATATTTGGTAACGCCATCATGGACGCAATGATTAAAAAGAACGGGGGTGCGCATGCTACTGACTGACGCTGAACTCAAGCAAATCACCGGGCGCGAAAAGCCACACGCGCAGATCAAGGCGCTTCGTGCTTTGGGTATCAATCACAAGGTTAACGCCGCTGGGCGCATCCTGGTGGTTGCCGACCACGCTTGGGCTGTCATTGGTGGCAACGTGACACCGATCGGCAGCAAGCGTAAAGTAGAACCCCTGTTCGAGAACGCGAGGTAGACATGCCCCCACGCAAGCGAAGCCCGGAAAACCTTGGATTGCCCAAACGCTGGTCGTTCAGGCATGGCGCGTACTATTACCAAGTGCCGGAGGGCTTGCGCCACTTGTGGGATGGCAAGGCGTTGTTTCGATTGGGCGGTAGTCTCGCACAGGCCCACGCTGAATATGCCAAGCGGGTTGCGGAATCTGAGAAGTCGGACGTGGTGCGCACCGTAGGCGATTTGCTGGACAAGTATGAACTGCGGGTTATCCCTACCCTGTCTGAAACCAACAAGACTGCCAGCCGATCGCACATTCGCGCGTTGCGCAGAGTGTTTCAGGATTACCCGCTGAAAGATTTGGAGCCGATCGACTGTTACAAGTATTACGACAGCCGCAGCGCCAAGGTATCAGCCAAGCATGAAATTGGCCTGTTGAAATCTGCCTGCCAGTACGCCATTCAGTGGGGCGACATTAAGGCGCACCCGATCAAGGACGTGAAGATCAAGGGTCAGGCCAGCGTAGCAGAACGCTACGTCACAGACGATGAAATCCGTACAGTCTTGAGCCACACAGACCGCAGCCAGTTTGGAACTAAGGTCTGCCAGGCATACATCAAGTTGAAATTGCTCACCGGCATCAGGAAATCCGACCTGCTGAAACTGACTCGCGCCTCGATCACCGATGATGGGCTTGAGTTGCGGCAGGGCAAGACCGGCAAGGGGATTGTTTTTCAGTGGTCGGATGCGCTACACATGGCCGTTGACGAAGCATTGGCAGCAAGGCCGAACAAAGAAAGCATTTACCTGTTCTGCAATCGCGCTGGTGGCTGCTACGTTGACGCACACGGCAAGGCAGGCACGTTTGACAACCTTTGGGTTGACTTTATGGGAAGGGTTCGCGCTGAACTGGTGAAGGAAGGGAAAACCCTTGAGCATTTCACCGAACACGATTTGCGCGGGAAAGTGGGAAGCGATGCAGAAAGCGATGAACGGGCTGCTCAATTGCTCGATCACAGCACCACGGCCGTAACCAGAAAGCACTATAGAAGGCGGTTAAAAGTGGTGAAACCGGCAGCTTGAATTTTTAGGAGGAGTTATGCCAAGGGAAAGAAGTGAAATAAACAAGGACTTGCCGCGACGATGGGGCATAAAGCATGGTGCATATTACTATCAAGTTCCGGAACAAGAACGGCCATACTGGAATCATCAAGCACTTTTCCGGCTTGGAAAAACCTTAGAAGAAGCCCATGCAACTTTCAACAAGCAAATTGAAAAAGCAAAGAAAAGAAAGCTGCCAAGCGTTGATATTGATAAAAAAACTATATTGGAAAATGCAATTCCTCGACCTGCGTCTGGAATATATTTCTTAATCAAAAACGAAGAAATAATTTACATCGGCAAGGCTGTAAGTGTTTTTGCTAGGCTTATTCAACACCCAGTCAAATTTGACAAGTTCCATTTCATTCAATGCGAAGAAAAAGACCTTTCAATCACTGAGAAGGTATTGATTTCTAAATTTAAACCCGCTCAAAATATACGGGAGGTAAACTTTAAACCATGAAAAATGAGATTTGAATAATCCATCAAGTCTCTTCCGGTACAGTTTTCACACCACCACCCCTGAGAGCCGCGCCAGTGCTGGCGGAGAGAGGGGGATTCGAACCCCCGATAGGCTATTAATCTATCTAAGGGGACGCTGAAACCCGCATGGATACTGGGTTATAGCTTTTCTATGTACTATTCGAAGGATTGATAGTAGCCACTCAAACCCGCATGGAACCGTGGTAATACTTGCTACAATAGTACAGTTTTTCAGCGACCAGCGATCTTTTTGATGAAGTTAAATTAATTTTCGGGAACGAGAAAAAGGGGAAATAAAATGAGCGCATTGAAAGAAATTGAAAATAGATCTGAGTTTTTTAAAAAAGGGAGTATTGTTCCAAAACGAGTTTTAAAAGCACCGACAAAAATATCTCATCAAGTAACTTTTAATGCAGATGTTTTCGTTATTCCCGGTCCGTATGGGTATGTAGTATTTACAAAGGAAAGGCTAAAAAATTCAGAATCAATGGTGTTTATTGAGACAAAAGGATGGTCAGACAAAAAAACACTTGTGCTTCAAGGGTCTCCTTATTTTAAAAAAGGTGACACTGTGTGGACAGACAGATTGGAAGGTGAGTCCGACGAATGTTTTGCTCAGAAGATTAAAAAATATATTTGGCCGTAACACTATGAAATACCTCATCCCTTTTCTGCTCACATTGCGATGGCTGGACGCATCAGGTTATTAACTTGGAGATTTAAAATGAATAGACGAGGATTTTTACAATCACTAATCGCTGGCGCTGGCTTAGTTGCGTTGCCCACCGCCGCTTTAAGTGCGATTAAAACTGTTGCGCCAGAATTATTTTATCTGCGTGGAGATGGAGTTACAGATGACACATTGGCGTTGCAAGCCCTTTTTGATGGCAAAGCTGTTATTGGGCCTGACGGGAAAATCCTTGCGCCGGTTGTGTCAGGGGGTGGAACACCCATATATTTACCCAAGGGAACATACAGGATTGGGCGTGCATTTTAAGAATGACCCTGAGTCCGACCAATAATCTGACGTATGCGGTTCTCATGTTCCCAGTCTTGCGCACATGCACCGCCAGGACAGAACAGCAGGCCACGGGCAATAGATTCGTCGCAGTAGTAACACCGCATTGCAGGCATTAGGGTAGGCTTTCTCTGCCCTAGTGCAATATCCCTGAACATTTGTTCGTGAAGTTCAGCACGTTCGGCATCATCCATTAGCGTAGCGCCTCATATGCTTGTTTGCATTGGTTCAAGGCTTCTCGGGTAGCGTCTGCGTCTTGAGCGAGCCGGATAAGAAATTCTGAATCGTCCCTGTAAAGTCCCGCTCCGGTACATCGGGCAGATTCAGTGCCGGGACTTTCTGGCACTCCACTGGCTGGACGTTCGGGACGGTTGCGCAACTCGCTAACAAGACCGCTGACACGGCGATTAAGAAGGGCGATTTTTTCATCTGAATTCCTTTTGATCTGATCCGCTTGCGCCTGTAATCCCTGCTCTTTGGCTCGCGCTTCAATCAACGCCTGGGCATGGGCCTGCTGTTGGACAATAAGCGCGGCCTGGTGGCGCTTCTCTGCCATGCCATTGCCAAAGTACAGGCCAGCACCAAACACCGCGACACAGCCCCCGACAATCAGCGCAGGGCCAATTAACGCGCGAAGGGCAATCATTTCTCTGTCAACGCCTGTTTGGTGACGATTCGGAGCGCCGCAACCACGCTTGCAATCACCACGAACACCAAGCCCCGATATTCTTCGGGCACATAGGATTCAATCAACTTGTATTGCGTCTCAACCACGCCAAGCACAGCAAGCAGGTATGCGAACCACATTGTTTTTGACTTCGCTACTTTTGCAATCATTTCAACCCCCAGATAATCAGCACCAACACTGTCAGGCAAATTCCTATATCGCGTAAGGCTTGGTAAATAGTTCGGTACATGGTTTAGTTGTCCTCTGCTGCCAGCAACAAGTTATCGGCACCGCGCCGAGTCCAGCCGCGCCCATAGGTGTCGAAAATGGATAGAGAGGCCCAGAACTTTAGGCGGTACGACACGAACCGCAACAGAACATCGTTGTGATCCATTGCTTCAAGCGCGGCCTGTGAGCGTGGCCCCCAGATTCCATCATCAGCAACGCCAACAGCGCGTTGAAGTATGCGAATGGCATTCCCGTGACCGTGATTCACCGCCGCGTCAAACAGTTGAAACTTGATTGCTGGATGCGCTTTGCCCAAAATGTCCCAGAAGTCCTCGCGGTATATCTCTTTGGCTTGCTCAAGGGTCAGGTTCTTAATGTCCAGGTGCCCGTAGGTGTTTGCAGCAATGCCGAACTTGGTGCCCTTAAGTTCACCTCGCCCAACCTTGCCGCCTGTCCAGTTGCCGGGGTCTTTCGGGCTATCCGTGAATTCGCCTTCATGCTTGATCAGCCGGGCAAATGCTTTGTCAAAATCAATCATGCTTTCCCTTTGCGGCAAGCGTAAAAAAAGCCCGTAAGGGCTGCGTGTTTATTTGGCGAATCAGGTGCAAGTGCTTTGAGCTGGGTTTCTACCTTGGTGCGAACTTGGTGAACTCGGAGAGCCAGAAGTTTTTTGAGAGTTGCATAGTTGACTCAATTTGGGATATCAGCTTCGTTTTTACTGACTTCACGCCATACAAAAGAACCAATATATTCAAAAGTAATACATCTGCTGAATCCATTTGCTGGTGACGTAAACGCCGATTTTTTATAGGCCGCTTGCCATGTAATTGCCCCAAGCGCACCACCAGAAACATTACGAACTCTAATTGTTATTGTTTGCCCTAATTGCGGATTGGTCGGGCCATTGATAGAAAAGTTGGTTGAGTTTGTCGCGTCAATAGTGAAATAATTTCCTTGCGAGGCATCAGGCGTTATTGATGCGGAGTAAGGCAATTGGATTTGAGTTTGCGCCCATTGACTTCCAAATTTAAGACCGCCAATCAATGTACTTAAATTGTAATCCCACTCAAGCAGAGTTCTTTTAACGCCCAGCTTGTCGTAAAAATAAAATGACAAATCTTGTACGGCTTGATTGTTTGAGGCAGAAGCGGCACAAGGCCATTGAGCAACAAAAATGTTAGACTGCGAACCCGCAACATAATTAACCGCCAAAAATCTGCCTTTGACTTCAATTTGATATCTGTCCCCATTTGCTGTGCTGCCAGCATCTATTGAAGCCCCTTGAAGCTCGACGTTTTCAAAACTATAACTTCCAGGCCATGCGATTCTCATATTGGCCGGAGAAGATTGAACCACGTTGGCATTTGTAATAGACGCGAACATTGGAGGGCACGTTACTGGACCTTGCGCGGTTTCTATGAGCTTCCAGTTTGCTTTGCTGCCTTCGCTGTGGTGTCCATTTACAGTCCAATGGCAGGGAGACTCAAATCTAAAATCAACATCACAATCGCTTGCTTCAAAACCAGTAAAGGTTATAGAGTTGTTTTTTGATAAAGTATTTCCGTTGTACTGAAATGCATACAAACATTGATTTATAGCAACATTTATAAAATGCAATGAAATTGAATTTGTGGAAGGGCTTTCACCTCTAACGACAATTCCGGCTTGTGCTCCTTGACCTGAGATATTAACATTCATGCAAAGAACTTCTGAAGCGGCTCTATCCGTTGAACTACCAATAACTAAATTTTCATAGAAAGTAATTAGCTGAACATTTCTAAGAAAAGCATTAGTTGAGTTGCTTCCGTTTTCAATATTGCTGTTTAGTGCAATTCCTATGTTGTTACCTATGCCTCTATCAATTAAAACAAAACCCTCCATCGTGAAAAGATTATTGCTTTTTATATCAAGGCAGGTTCCGTTTGTTCCCGTATAAATTAACTCAGTGTTGCGACCCTCGCCAAACAGTGAAATGCTTACAATGCCACTAACAGGGGCCAAAGACAGGCCGGATACATTGTAAATACCTCTCGGGAAAAAAATCCTTACCCCACCCGACCCACCCGTAAAGGTTTGAGACTGCAAGGAAAGAGCGTAATCAAAACAATTTTGAATCGCAAATGTATCATCTGCAACCCCATCCCCAACTGCGCCAAACCACTTTACATTGATTTTCCCTGAGTAAACACGCTTCCACCTGCGCCCATCAGCACCTACAATAATCGTGCCGCCATTATCTGCGCTGGTTACGTCTGTTTCGTCGTATTGAAAAAATCCTGCGATGCCTTGGGGCTGTGCTGTGACCAGCACACCGGTTACATACGCAGTAGCAGCATCCCCTGTGTGCGCTCTTAATGCTGCATAGTCTTGAAACTGATTGGCGGTATTCAGTTTCAGAAACTCCACGCGGTTCAACAACGCTTGCGCTTGACTATTGGCGACGCCACCGGCTCCACCAAGAACAGGCGTGTCGGTTTCAAGTTGAAATACTTCGTCCCATCCCGGGGTTGGTGTTAGATTCGCCATGTCTTATCCTTTGTAGCCATCGAATGTTTCAACGCCGCTGAATATCTCTGCGCCGTTGTAGAAAAAGTTTTGTGTCGCTGCGATGTAGGCGGCTTCTGCGATGTAGGGAATATCTCGACCTTCAACATTCATGGTCACGCTCAAATATTCACCACTGATCACGCTTGTGTCGTAGGTGCCCGAAGGGACGCGGGCTTCAATTCGTTTCAGGCCTGTGCCAAAAAGCAGGGTGAGGTCAAACCAGATTGAGCCCCAGTTCGACACCTCTTTCATGAAGTATTCAAAAACGCCGAGTTCATCAATGTGCAGAACCCAGCGCAATGAAAAATCATAGGTTGGCGTGCGGTATCGGTTCCTTACTCGGCGCGGCCCTGCTTCAAACTCCGTGCTGACATTGGTTGATTGCGGCTTGTATGAATACGCATCAATCGTGGGTTTTGGCAGGTTCGGTGGAAATTGAATCGAGGCCATTATTCAAACTCCGCAATCACACCGTAATCACCGGCAAGCAGTTTGTTCCACAGTTCTTGCCCGTGTGCGGTGTTGTCCGTTGAACTGGCTGTAAACGGCATTAAGCGCGAGGGGTATCGGCTCCACTCGACCTGGCAATTGATCTGTGTGTGGCTCTCATCAAGCCATTGTGGGTTTTTCACCTTGATTGGCTTCATGCGACTCTCACGAAAGTGTTGGTGTAATACGGGTCGTGCAAAGTGCCCAGCCCGCCGGAATAGTTGATTGATCCGCTCAATCCGCCGCCGACATGCATCCATGTTCCTGAACTCAAACCCAGCGATGCGGCACTATAGGTTGTGCCTGGCGTGTATGGGTTGGCAGCGAACAATCCAGTGGGGTCGGTTCCGCTTTCCGCACTGACCTGTGCACCAACTTCTGTAATGGTTGCGTGCGTTCCTAGCCCTTCGTATGGCAAGCCAGCATAAGCAGCACCGGCCACCCCGGAAGCAAGCGAAGGCGAACCGGAATCACCCGCAAAAGCTGCGCTGATATTCTGCTGCACGCGGTTAATGGTTTGCGATTTGACCGGCCCGTCAACGGGCGAATCGGTTGCGATCTGTGCATCTGTGAACCAAGTCATTGGTATGTGTATCCTGTATCGCTGTTACTCATCAATCCGTTGGGTTTCGAATAGAACCCGTAAGCCGCTTTTTCTGCATCACTTGCTGCTGTATAGGCTGTATTGAAATCATCAGGCGCATATCGCGGTATTGCCTGATTGGTAACAACCGTTGAAGCATCGTTGGATAAGGTGTAAACCCTGTCGTCATCAATCACGCCCACCACATCAATCGTGTCAATCCCACGGGGTTGAATGGCGCGGATTTTCACGGACTGCCAGATTGAAACGGAGTTGGCGAAAGTGAACCGGGTCTGTTCGTAATCGCTGCCGGTGTAGGGCTGAAAAGGTGGCATTTCATCCAGAATCACCGTGTATTCATCGATGCCAGGTTGAACGCTGATCGCATCCGACACTGAGCCGTTTTTTGCTTGGAATCGAATCAGGTTCGTGCCGCCTTGGAATTCAACCGGTTCCGATAGCGTTGCCGTGAGTGCTGAAGCGTCCCATGCAATCACATCGCCAGATACACCCCATTGAGGAATATCGTGCGACACCAGCACCAAGTCCCCGAAGCGACAAATAAAGCCATCCATTTCTGTTGACCATTTCACCGTGCGCCTGCGGTACTGGTTGGTGGCTACAAGGTACAAAGCCTCATTCGTTGCGATTTGCTCATCAGTCACGCCGAACAGTTCGACCTTGGACACCACATCGCCTGCGGTGCCGTCTTGCACGGCCATGACCTGCTTGGGTTTGTAGGTGAAGCCGTCAATGTAGTTGACTTGCACCGCGTTGGCAGTTTCGGTGGTGGGTGGCGCATACGAAATGCCGAACGATCCCTTTCGAATGTTGCGCATCCCAAACTTGGCAACCGCAATGCTTTTCTGGCTGTCTCTCACCATCGTGATTTGACCGCCTTGGATGATCGGTACAGCACGACCAGCACGGGCCACCAGAGTCAATGCTTCAAACAGGCTGATTCGGTTATCGAACACCGCGTCAAAGAACATCGCGCGGGAACTGTAGTACAGGTCAAGGTCATAAAGTTCCTGCAAATTGATTCGGCTGTCTGGAACACCTGCACTTCGGCAAATGTCTGCAAAGGCCCATGCAATTGACCGTGTTTCAGTCAATGCGCTCCAACCGGTGTCTGGGTTCCATGTTTGCAGCTTGCGCTGTGCAATCAGATTGAATCGCCGCGCCGTGTTGCTGTTCAGGTTGTCCGATGCCTGGAATTCAGTTTGAATCCGGGTTGTCGTGCCCTGCCCTGTCGTTGCCGCTGCATTGGATATGCCTGCGCAACCAGAGAACACAATGTCGTTTCCGACACGGATTGACGGGTCTTTGGCGTTTGTTCTTGCCAAGCGCACCTCATAGCGGCCAGAAGCAACAATATAAAACTCGCTCACCCGCAACACAGCGTTGTCCGCTGCGGTAATTGTCTCGGTGCCGATTTCATCCCAATCGGTTGTGGCTGTCCCAAAATCATCAATCTGGCGAACCTGCACAGCCCATGTAACTGTGCGAGCGTCCAGCCCGCCCCCATCATTGGCGAAGTACACGCCTTTTGGGAAAGCCACCTCGACATGAATCTGCGTGATTGGCTTGAACGGTGGGTTGATTACGAACGGGCCAACCCACTGATTGTCACCATCAACCGGAGCCAACAATTCTTGCCCCGCCACCTCAACCACGTTGTAAATTCCAGAGCGCAGAGCGTTTAGTGCGTTGGGCGGCATTTCAAATATGTCAATGCCCTTGAACGACTCGACCGGCGAATCTTCAATCTTGTAATCCGACAGGGTGTATTGACCCTGCCCAACCACGAAATACTGAATCAGGTTTTGCTGTTTTAGGCTGGGGCTATAGGCCAATGGCTGGTCGCCCAAGTCGGGGTAAATCTGATGTCGGCCGTAAATCACAGGCACGGCCGCACCCAGCCGGGCACTGTTGGCCTGCGCCCCCAGCGTGTATGTGGAACTCGGTGAATTGATGGATGCGCTTTGCTGGCTGGTTGGCAGTCTTGGGGGTGGCAACACTGCATTGATCAGCGCCGTGCCACCAATCAGCACAGCCGCCGAGAACACCTGCGCAGCACCGGCAAAGGTCGCACCAAACCCAGTAGCTAGGGACGCACCCAAGCCAGGGGCTGCAACCGTCAGCGCAATTGTCGCAATCAAGCGAAGCGGGTTCTTACCGCCACCACCACCTTGAAGCAATGCCGAGTAAACAACAATGTCATCGGGCTGAACCCGATAACCCCAATCCTTGCGCAACAGGTATTCGCCGTTCACGCTGCACACAAATGGCAATTGGGTGTTCGGGGCTAAATCAGACAGCGTGCCTTGCTTGAATACAATCTCGCGCTCAGAGTATTTAAGCGGGTTTCGGCAATAAACGATTGTAGCCATTACTTGAATTCACACTTGAGTCGATAGAACACAACACCAGACCATCCAGTGCTTTTCAGTGATTGCAGGCTTTGAAACACCACGCCGCTTCCCCTTGAGCAATGAAGCACCCCGCCACCGTCGGCATCAATCCAAATCCCGCAATGTGTCGGGTGCTTGGTATGGCGCATCAGCACCACATCGCCAAGTTGTGGATTGTCTTGGTGCACTTCGTACCGCTCAAGCTCGGGATGCTGCCTAAAAGCTGTCAGCACTGATCGAAGGTTGGTTGCATCCACATCAATGACCGGCACTTCGTGATTGAAGTGTTCGCGCATGATGTGACGAACAAACCCCCAACAATCGAATTCCCCTGGCCCAGTGCCGCCGCTAACCCACGGCAGGCCCAAATAATGATTGGCCCAGTGCATCATTGCGCCAACAAAGAAGGCCAGTTCGAATCGTCATACAGACTCGCTGGGAATGATTTGTTTGCAAAGTCGCCAAACGTGGCCCGACCCGTTACTGTTGTTACGGACGCTTCAAAGCTGACGAACACCAAGTTCAAAGGTGGGTTCATATGAGGCTCTGTCAAGTCGCTTGCAAGGTATGGGCGGTATGTCACTTCGACCGGGCTCCCGGACTGCACAGCAATGTCCAGGTAAGGCATCAGCAACCGCGTTGCGTTATCCAGCGTGATGGTGATTTCTGGCTCTGCGTTGCCCTCCACCTCGTTGGGCAAAGCAAAGTCGAACATCAGCGGCTCAAACGCCACTGTTTCCCCTGGATTCATTGGCGCGTCCGCTTCCAGTGTTGCCGATAGTGAATCAAAATCACGAACCACGCGAATAGCAATAACATCACCGTTTTCATCAAGAAAATCGGGATGACGCAATTCAAGCGTGTGAAAAATCGTGTCATCCGGTGCGCTTGCATACGCTTCCTTGAGTGCTTCGCTCAGTGTTGCCATTTATCGCAATGCCCCTGCTGCACGGTTCAAGCCAAACTGAGTGGTGAGTGCCGTATTAACAGCCCCACGGCCCTTAGAAATGTCGCCAGCAATCGCGCTTTGAACCTGTTCGATGATTACGTCCAACTGACGAACGCCGCCGCTGTTGGTTTCCTGAACCCGTGCTGTTTGGCCTGGCTGATTGATCACGTTCACCACCACATTCGAGCCAACACTCTGGCCTCGGTTGATGGCTTCCATCGTGCCGCGCCCCGCACGGTTCACAGCCGATGCGCTCATGACGAATTCACCGGCAGAAAGCCGCGCGTTCACTGAATCGCTGGTGCTTGTGCCTTGACCCGATACAAAGCCACCGTTTGAGAAGCCGGGCAGCAGGCCAGAAAAGAAGTTGCCAATCGTGCTGCCAATGTTGCTGCTTTCAATAAATTCGCTTCCTGCCTTGAACAGCGGGTCAAAAATCTGTCGCTGGGCTTGAAGTCGGGCAAACTGAGTCAGGGTTGACTCAACCAAATCACCAATGGATGCCTTGCCGGTCACTGCAAAATCAATGAAGGCGTTGCTTGCTTCTCTGGAAAAGCCCTCGATGGCAAATTTCAAGTCCTCAAGGGTTGTCGTTCCAGTGTCGCGCACATCATCCAGTGCGTCAGTCGCGTCCAGTGTTGCTCGCGCGTAGGTGTCCCAATCAATGGCCCCTTGAGCAAGCAACATATCCAGTTTTGCAAACTCAGCGTTTGTCTTTTCCAGTGGCGTGCGGGTCTGCTCAAATATCCGCGCCCCAGCATCGGCCAAATCTTTGCGCCGCTTTTCTTCGGCTTCCCACATGGCATCAAACTGCTT